TACATGACTGAGGGTGATATCCTCACTCATACCATCGATGGCGTTGACCTCAACCAACTTTGGGGTGAGTTCATTGACGCCAACACGATCTACAACGAGCACAAACAGGGCATGGTCGGATTGCTCACTTACCCAGTGGTTTCCGACATCGAACTGGTGCCACAGATCGGCGACTTCAACTTTGAAGAGGCGACTGAATTCGGCATCCCGCGCAAGGCGAACACCAACATCAGCTACTACCAGCTGGCTTACTCCTACAAGGACTGGGACCTTGGAGTTGGCTACACCTGGAAGTTCTTGCGGGATGCACCGGCTCAGCAAGTAGAAGCCATTCATACCAAGGCAATTCAGGCAGACCAGGCCTTGGTGTTCCGCAAGGTGATGGAAGCGCTGTTCGATCAGCGTAGCCGTACCACCATCATCAACGCCATGACGTACAACGTTTACCCGCTCGCCAACGCAGATGGTTGGGTGCCACCGCCCTATAAGGGTGTCACGTTCGACGGTACTCACAACCACTACCTCACTTCTGGTGCGGCAGGCATTGATTCAGACGACTTTGAAACCACTGTTGGTACCCTTACCGAACACGGTTATGGGTGGGACACTGGTACGCAAATCGTCTGCTTCGCCAACCGCTCTGAGGTAAACCAGATGCGTAAGTGGCGATTTGGGCAGGCCAACGCCAACGGCAAGACGGCCAACTACGACTTCGTGCCGGCTCTTGGCCAGCCCGCGTTGCTCGTGCCGAACGCCGAAGGTCTGTTGGGTGGCCAGGCTCCTGCCGTGTGGAACGGCTTGCGGGTCAGCGGTTCTTACATGGACGTCATCGTCATTGAAGAGCCATTGATGAATCCTGGTTACTGCATGTTCCTTTCAACTGGCGGCGCCAACGTTGACGAGAACATCGTTGGTATCCGCGAACATCCGTCACCGGAGTGGCGGGGTTTGAGGTTGCTGCCGGGTAACCAGCAGCGTTACCCGCTCGTTGACGGCTACTACATCCACGGTTTCGGCACTGGTATCCGGCGACGGACTGGTGCTGCTATCCTGCAGATCACAGCCAACGCGAGCTACGCGCCACCGGCTTCGTACACGGCTGACTCAACGCAAACCCGCTAGGAGTCAACATGAGTCGTGAAATCGACTTTGACAAGCCGCTGTCGGATGAGGATAAGCGGTGGCTCCACGAACGATCGCTTGACTACCACATTGAGGAGAATGAGCGAAAGTTTGGTCAGGCCAAGGTACATGCCGAAGGGCTGCCTGTGAAGGTTGAGATACCTGGTCTGGAAGTACCGGAGCCACCTGCGCAGCCTACTTTTGCGCCTGGGTGGGTGCCTGAGGTAACCCCAAGCGGCACAACGGAAGTGGCCGAAGAAGAAGTTGAAGAAGTTGCTCCTGAAGACCTCACCGTTGAGGAATTGAAGGTGGAGCTTCGTGAACGCAATTTGCCTACGGACGGCAACAAGGCAGAGCTAATCAAGCGGCTCAACAAGGCACTGAAGGACGAAGGTTGATCAGTGGCGCAAGTTGAGATGAGGCTTGATACGATTCAGCTACAGGCGAATGTAGCTGAGTTGACGCCTAAGATCAACAAAACGCTCACTCTCACAACCGACTTCGCTGCTGGCCGTGGTATGGATGTGATGAAGCGTAAAGCCCCATGGACGGATCGTACGGGCAACGCTCGCACGGGATTGGTTGCGGTAGCTGAACATTCGGGTGCTGCAACCATGACAGGTGGTGCAACTGGCTTCTCACAACACAAGATTACGATGGCTCACGGTGTTGACTACGGCATTTGGCTGGAGGTAGCCAATCTAGGCAAGTTCCAAATCATCATGCCTGTACTCGTTGCGACTGCGCAGGAATTGATGAAAGCCCTTCAGGACATGTTCAGCAAATTCGATGTGCCGCCTGAGCTTAAGGTTGACGTCGATATGCCGGGTGTGGTTCCGAAGGGTACGTCACAGGGAGCCACGCAATACGCAGGGCGCGAAGCTAGGGCTGGGAAACGCAACACTAAGCAGACCGCTAGGACGGCCAGAACGCAGACTACGAACACGACGCGGAGAACGCCATGAGCCGCGCAGCTGTTATGGATGCAATCCTTGCCGAACCTCGTTTGCAGGCACTAGGTTTCGACAGTAGCAACGTGCTCGCTAACTACGACGGCAATCAGCGGCCAAGCGATAAGATGTTCATGGTGTTGCGATGGGAAGCTCATGACATTGATGTACGACTAGGCCGCGGTCCGCACCACCTTGCCATCTGGACCCACATGTACCGTGACTTCTCAACGGACTACAACCATTTGGACAACGTGGTTGATATTCTCGATAGTGTCCTTGGCAGCATAGAAGACACTGCCGGCGCTGATGGCTATACGGTTACGCAGATTGACGCAGAAGGACGTTCGCGTGATCTCAAGGATGATGGCTACCAAACATTTTGCCGCTCAACCAGTTACCGCGTCATAAGCCATCTAACACCAACATAAGGAAAGGTTGCTACAATGGCTGAAGCAAAGCCCGCCACCGAAGTTGAACCGGGCACGAATATGCCGGTCAAGCCGCCTGGTGATGTTCGCAGGCGCGCACCGAAGGCGTTGCCGCAAGGTCCATTCGTCAAGTACGTTGGCGACGCATCGCATCGAATCATCAGGCCGCCCCAGTGGCGAGCGTTGGGCGTACAGACCAAAAAGGCTGACGCTACCCATGTTTGGAGTGTCGCCAACAACAAGATGATCCCTGTTGCTGAGTTCAGCGACGAGCAGTTGGATTACCTGTTGATTGACGACACCCAGCCACGCGGCGGCCACAGCTTCCTGGAAGTCGATTACGACAAGGACGGCAACCTCAGGCAGGTGACGAGCTAGTGTCGCAGCCGGCAATGCAACCAGACGCAATCGAATTGCGTTGCCCCGGCACGCTTCACGCAATACTGAAAGATGGCCTGATCGAAATCAAATGCAGGCATTGGAGATGCACCCAAGGCAAGGACGTCAGCGTGTTTCACCTGTACGATCCAGTGACCGGTGACCTAGTTAGAACCAACTATTACAAGGACCCAGTCAAGAGAGGATCAAAAACATGACAGGTCTTGCTGTTCCTGACGCACTACCGTATGGTATTCGTCAGATCGTATTGACGCCGTATCTGGATGCGCAAGGTACGCAGCTGGCCGACGTCAGTTACCCACTGCCCGTTGCGATGACGCTTGGCTTCTCTGAAACCGAGCAGTACGACGAGCTACGTGGTGATGACATCCTCGTGGCCGTCCACGGTCGTGGGCCGCAGGTGGACTGGAGCCTGGAGTCTGGTGGTCTCCCCATCACTCCGTGGTCAATCATCAGCGGCGCCATGGTGATTGAAGAGGGCACAGCGCCAAACCGTGTGACCCGACTCCGCAAGTCCGGCAACGACCTTCGCCCATACTTCCGCATTGATGGGCGGGTTATCTCCGACAGCGGTGGTAACATCGTCGCTCGCATCTATCGCTGCAAGGCAAACGGTCGCCTTCAGGCAGATCAACGCGGTGGCGCGTTCCAGACGAGTCGTATTGACGGCGTTGGACTTCCGATGCAGGGTGATGAAGGCCGCTGGCTGTACGAGATCATCCGCAATGAGTCGGACTTCCCGTTGTCAATGTCGCCTGAAGGCAACCCGATTCCCATTCCCATGAATTTGTCGCCGCAGGCTGTTACTGCTACGACTGTTGATTTGGCTTGGGACGCTGTCGGTGTCGCCGATAGCTATGAAATCAACCAGAGCATCGACAACGGTGTAACGTGGACGCTAGTCACCGTGCCAAACGGCGGTAGCCCAACGACCAACATGACGACAGTTACTGCCTTGACGACAGCTACGAACTACCAGTTTGCGGTTGCCGCTGTTGTTGGTTCTGTCACAGGCGAATTCAGCACTCCGATCAGCGTTTTGACGAAGTAGTACATCTCAATAACGGCACAACGAGTCCAAGGAGACCAATATGACCGACATTAGTGTGGGTAAAGCACAAGAGTACCAGCCCAGGCCCGAAGATGTGCGACCGCCTGATCTTTCAGGCAAGCCGGTGGCGCCTACGTTGCCAACGCCGCCTAGCTCTGAGCAGATCACGAAGCCTGTAAACCCATACGCGCCAACAGGTTGGCGCCGTAAGCAACGTGTTGAGTTCGATGTCACGTTGCCTAGCGGGCAGACGGCTCGCATGATGCGGTTTGAGCGAGATGACTTGCTACGCTTGGGTTTAATGGAGTATCTGGATACATTCACACCCATCTTGTTCGACAACACGATTGACGACAATCAGCGTGATGAGAAGATTCGTGAGACGCTGAAGGAACATCCCGAAGCGATCAACGACATGTTCGTCGCAATCGACAAAGTCGTGATGGCTGCTACCATCCGTCCCAGGGTCACAGATGACCCAGAGCAGACAAACTATGGGACAGAAGAGGATTGGGAGGACCCAGACTTCACAGCAACAGTTCATGTCGATGATATCGGTATGGCTGAGCGTATGTACTTGTTCGGCGCTGCCTTTGGGCGGTCGATGGACGAGTTAAAAAGTGTTTGGCAACAAACGGAAAGCTTGGGAGGCTTGGCAGATGAGCCAAGCCTACAGCCGACCGCCCAGTGATCTATATGGAGTAGCAGGTGCAGCATCAATTCTGTTTGATAGAGGGATATTTCGCTTTGGTCGCTATGTAGAAGGTATGATGGAACAGGCCTCTGAAGGTGCCCAAAATGAGGCATTTGCACGTTCCCACCGGCTCCGTGCCTTCGCTGAATGTATGGGCGACGATATGACGAAATCCACTGCAGGATATGCTGATCCATTCGTCAGTGGTGGTGGAGGCGTCATTAGGCGTGGCGAAGACAATCCAGACGATGGTGAAATTCTGGCTAGTGGGTACTGATGCCTGATTATGATCTTGGTCGTGCACATGGCGAAATCATCATCACCGCCGATACTCGCGGAGCGGATGAAGCTGCTGCTAGTATGGCAGCTGTCGATGCTGAAAGTAAAACTCTCAGCGGGCATCTCAGCGAAGTAACCGAAGCTCTCAACAAAACCGAACA